TGGCCACAGCGAGTTTTCTGCTCGAATTGGCCAAGAGGGCCACCACTTTCACCTTGTAAAAGAATAACAAAAACTATATAATTGAGTTACGAGGTGCAAAGTTATGAAAAAGCGTGAAATTCCGTTTATGGCCCAGTATGAGAATGAGTTTGGCTATCACGAGTGGACTACGTTGGACAGTGCAAATAATTTGGTGCGCTGCTATTATAATGGCGATACAGAACTTCATGTGAAAGAGCCCTGGTGTGAATGCAATGGCGTCAGGATGAGAAAGGTACGAAACCAGGAAAAGTGGCGTTGTCCTATCTGCGGTAAGGTCTATGATATTTCCGACATTGATTGGCCCATGCCCTATTGGGATGATGAAACTGGCCTGAAAAATGATTATGGCGAATATATGTATCCGAATGCAGAGAAGCGGGCAGGTCCTCCTGAAATGTACGAGGAAGCTCCCTTTACTTGGTATCTGTAAGGTGAAAGTTTGAGGATTGTCACGATTGTGGCAGTCCTTATATTTTTATCCTTCTAAAAGATTGACAAATATTACCAAATATCCCCGCGTAAATTTCTTGCTCTTTTATGGGAGGAACAGTGTGCATAAAACATGCTGTTCCTCTTTTATTTTTGGAGGTTTGTATGCTAGAGAACAAATTCAAAACAGGATTGGTGAAAGACCTGAAGAAACGCTTTCCCGGCTGCATGGTCGTTCATCTTGACCCGAATGAAATTCAAGGGATTCCGGATCTCTTGGTTTTATATCGAGACAGATGGGCAGCACTCGAAGGAAAGAAGACAGGCAAGGCATTGCATCGTCCGAATCAAGACTACTATGTAGCTAAGATGAACGAGATGAGTTATGCCTCTTTTATTTATCCTGAGAACAAGGAGGAGATACTGGATGAACTGGAACGATCATTCACGACTGCAAGGCCAGCACGCTTTTCTGGGGGCGAGTAAGTATCATTGGATCAATTATGATGCGGCCCGGATTGCAGAGTCCTTTGTAAACTATCAGGCGAAGGAGAGAGGAACACGGCTTCATGCATATGCTGCAGAAAGCATTGCGCTTGGGCAAAAGCTTCCCAGAAGTAAGAAGACACTCAACTCCTATGTCAATGATGCAATTGGCTTTTGCATGACTCCGGAAGTGGTTCTTTATTATTCAGAGAACTGCTATGGCACAGCCGATACAATTCATTTTGCAAACAACTTCCTGCGCATCCACGATTTGAAGACCGGTCTGGTACCGGCACACATGGAACAGCTCTTCATCTATGATGCGCTTTTCTGCTTGGAGTATGGTGTTAAGCCTCGCGATATTCAAATCGAAAACCGTATCTACCAGAACGATGATATTTGGATTGTGAATCCGACTTGTGAGGACATCGATCCTATCATTGGCAAAATTATCGAGTTCAACAAAATCATTACTGAACTGAAGTTAGGAGCGACAGCATGAATCCGGTAGAGAGAGATATTCGAGGATATTTCGGTATCGCACCGGAAGACAGTATCCTGGAGCATTATGGCACTAAGCGCCACTCAGGCAGATATCCGTGGGGGTCCGGTGAGAATCCGTATCAGCGTTCAGGCGATTTTCTGTCACGTGTTGAGGAACTGAAGAAGAGCGGCATGAAGGAGAAGGATATTCTCCAGACCATTAACGATTCTCTCCCCGAAGAATATAAGATGGGTGCTACCGAGTTCCGTATGGCACAACGTAGAGCCATTCACGAACGCCAGCAGCTCAAATATGACCGTGCACGTGCCTTATCACAGGACGGTCTTGGCCCTACAGAAATCGGTCGTGAGATGGGCTTATCTGAATCCACGGTTCGTTCAATGCTGAAGAATGACAAGCCTGATAAATATACCAGAACCAAAGAAATCGCTGAGACCCTGCGCAAGGAAGTCGATAAGAAAGGCATGATCGATGTTTCTGAAGGTACAAATCTGGTTCTGGGCGTTTCAGAAGGTGATTTGGACGATGCTATATTTGTTTTAGAGGCAGAGCACGGATATCAGCGTTATGGCGTTGGCATTCGTCAGCCGACAAATATTAACCAGCAAACCAATATTACCGTTCTGGCAAAGCCTGAATATGACCAGAAATATGCATATCAGCATCAGAATGAAATCCAGTCTCTTGGCGAGTATCATTCTGAAGATGGCGGCGAAACCTTTAAGAAGCTTCAGCGCCCCAGCAGCATGAGCTCCGACCGGGTCTGTATCCGGTATGGCGATGAAGGCGGCTTGGACAAGGACGGCGTTATCGAGATTCGGAGAGGTGTTGCTGACCTGAACCTCGGAAAATCGCATTATGCGCAGGTTCGTATCATGGTGGATGACAGTCATTACCTGAAAGGCATGGCTGTATATTCTGACGATATTCCTGAAGGCTATGATGTGGTATTTAATACCAACAAAAAATCCGGCACTCCGAAAATGAAGGTCTTGAAGCCTATCAAGGATGACCCGGACAATCCCTTCGGTGCATCTATTAAGGCGAATGGCCAGAGTACCTATATTGGTGAGGATGGCAAAGAACATTTGTCGCCCATCAATAAGCTGAAAGAAGAAGGCGATTGGGACACCATGGCAAAGAACCTTTCTTCGCAGTTTCTGTCCAAACAGCCGGTCAAACTTCTGAAACAGCAATTGGATCTTACTGTTGCCGACCGCAAGGCAGAATATGACGAGATTATGCAGTATGACAATCCGACGATTCGGAAAAAGCTGTTGCTTGATTTCGCAGATACTTGCGAGGGCAACTCGATGACCCTGAAAGCATCTTCTTTCCCAGGTCAGGCGACAAAGGTTATTTTGCCACTGTCCAAAATCGGCGAAAGAGAATGCTATTGCCCCACATATCCTGATGGCACTCAGCTGGCCTTGGTCCGTTTTCCTCATGCAGGAACCTTTGAGATTCCTATTGTAACGGTCAATAACAAGAATTTGTCCGGGCGTAGAAATCTCGGCAATGTGCAGGATGCAATTGGCATCAACGCAAAGGTTGCAGAACGTTTATCTGGCGCTGATTTTGACGGCGACACAGTTGTAGCAATTCCGAAGTCAAGCAAAGTCGATATTAAATCCACCCCTGCTCTGAAGGATTTAAAAGACTTCGACCCCAAGATTGCATATGCTGTGCCCGAAGGAAATCCCAATGGCGTGCGCCTCATGAAGAAAGAGGAAAAGCAGAAAGAGATGGGAATTATTTCCAATCTTATTACTGACATGACTCTTCGCGGCGCACCTGAAGGCGATATTGCTCGTGCCGTCAAGCATTCCATGGTCGTTATTGATGCAGAAAAGCATAAGCTGGACTATAAACGTTCCGAACGTGAAAATGGTATCCAGGAGCTGAAGCAAAAATGGCAGATCAGAGTGCAAGAGGACGGTACTGAAAAATATGGCGGCGCATCTACACTCTTATCCAGAAGAAAACAGACCGTTCGAGTGCCTGAGCGCAAGGGAAGCGCCCGAATCGATAAAGAGACGGGTGAAAAAATATATAAGGAGTCCGGGCGTACTTATATTGACCCCAAAACGGGCAAGAGAGTACAAGCTATGACGGAAGTAAGCCTTATTTCTATGTACCCCAACGCACGAGACCTGTCCTCTGGCACCATTCAAGAAAATTACTATGCCGATTTTTCAAATGAACTGAAAGCTTTGGCTAATCAGGCGCGAAAAGAGGCAGTAAATATGAAGGGCATCCAGAAAAGCCCTGATGCTGCCGAAAAATATAGAGCCGAGGTTGAGTCTATTAACGCCAAGCTCAATGCAGTTATTGGCAATAAGCCGAAAGAACGGCGTGCTACCATTATTGCAAATGAGAATATTAAGGCTAAAGTACAGGCTCAGGGCTTGGATTACAAGAAGGACAAGAAAGAAATCAAGAAGATTGCCGCTGTTGAGATGCAGCGTGCACGTGATTCTGTTGGCGCAAGCGGCAGCAAGACAAAGATTACGTTCACTGATCGTGAATGGGAAGCAGTTCAAGCTGGTGCAATCTCTGATTCCAAGTTGATGAAGATTCTGAACTCGTCAAAGTCAGATGAAATCATCAAACGAGCAATGCCAAAAGCAAGTACAACATTGTCTTCTGCTAAGTTAGGCAAAGCACAAGCGATGCTGGCAAACGGCTATAGCTATGCAGAGATTGCAAAGGCTTGTGGTGTTCCTGAGTCAACGATTTATGACAATCTTAACAAGTAAGAAAGGCTTTGAACTATGATTCGATGCTTTTTAACCACTGTTGACAACCCGTACAGTCCTTATGAACAGTTTGAGGACTGGTATCGGTTCGACACCGACAAGGGCTATAACTCGTCTGGGCTGCTGATGCGGATGGCTTACACCTCTGATCAGCTTACGGACGCAGAAAATGCGTATGAAATTGAGCAGGCTATTGACCAAATCATAGCCAATGACCCGCTCAATATCTACAAAAAGCTCAAACTCGATATCAAAGACGATGCTCCCAGAGAGCAAACAGCGTAAAAGGGGTATAGGGGGGGTGCTTGAAAAATACACCCCCTCCCCAAATCGCGCCGGTCTTTGATTTTTCCCCGGAGGGAAAATTGAGAATTGGGTTTTAACTACTGCCGAGGCTTCAGGGTGTAGACTGTGCCTCGGTGGTTTTTGTAAGAGCTTATGGGAGGGTGCTCTCTTCAAACAACCTCCATTTGTCGTTTGTTCATTTTTCTTCTCCTTTCAAATGATTAGAAAGACACCACGACCGGCTCCCATAAACTCTTACAAAAGCCATTAAAAAGTGTGGGAAACAGGCAAGATTCTAGTACAAACCAAATCAAAACAGAATAGAAGGATGACAAAAATGAGGACAAAGAAAGCTGCTTCTGAAGACGTGGCTCCCATGCGGCCAACATTGTCCCCAGAAGTACGAGAAAACCAGATGATTTCCCTAGCAATGGATCTGGTGGAGAAGCGATTGCGAGAAGGAACGGCATCTTCAGCCGAAACGACTCATTTTCTGAAACTGGCTACGGTCAAATCAGAACTGGAGAAGAAAAAGCTGGAAGCAGAGAATACACTTCTTCATGCAAAAGCAGATGCTATTCAAGCAGCCAAAGATAACGCCCTTCTTTACAAGGAGGCAATCAAGGCAATGCGGGAATATGGCGGGGTGGAAGATAACGATGAACCAGAGAACATATTCTGAGCTTTGTCAGTATTCGACCTTTGAAGACCGGTTCCATTATTTGCAACTGCATGGTGCTGTTGGGCATGATACATTTGGATTTGACAGGTACCTGAACCAAGATTTTTACCAGTCCAGAGAATGGAGGATGTTCCGTGACAAAATTATTGTTCGGGACATGGGATGTGACCTTGGTGTTCCTGATCACGAGATTACTGACTGGGTTGTCCGAGGTGGAAGGCTTATTCGACCACGCATCATCATTCACCACATAACCCCTATTACAAAAGAAGATGTACTGGAGCATCGAGAGTGCTTACTTGACCCTGATAATGTGATTTGTGTATCCGACCAAACACATAAGGCAATCCATTATGGGGATGACAGCATTCTGGAGCCAGTATTCACAGAACGAAGACCGGGCGATACCTGCCCATGGAGGAAATGACATGAACAACGAAGCTATGATGAACCGCGCAAAGCAACTGGTGGTGGACTACTTTAACGCCCATGTGGACGTGACTGACGGCAAGAAGCTGACGATGGAGGATGTGTTCATCGTGTGGTTCAGCAAAACTCTGCAGAACTGGAAGGCGCTTGTGAGCACCACCGTATCCGACGGCATGTACTATGAGCTCACCCACAATGGTGATAAGGGCGAGACTTATCTGGATGCCTACAAGAAGTGGGACAACAAGTGTATCCCGGACTAAGGAGCAACTATGGACAGCATTCTCACTTCTGTAAAAAAGCTGTTGGGTCTGCCTGCAGACTATGAGGCATTCGACCCGGATATCATCATGTACATCAACACTGTGCTAATGATCCTTTCCCAGATGGGGGTAGGACCGAAAGAGGGCTTTTTTATCTCCGACAAAAGCGCTACTTGGAACCAGTTCATTGCTGACCCGGTGAAGGTGGAAGCCGTGAAAGCCTATGTGGCAGTCAAGGTGCGGCTGCTGGGCTTTGATGTACCGCAAAGCAGCGTGACCAAAGAGGCTCTGCAGAATACCGCATCCGAAATGGAGTGGCGGCTGAATGTGGAGCATGATAAAGGGTGATGATTATGAATAGTTGTGAAATTTGGCACTGGGGCGTCAAAGGTATGAAATGGGGCGTTCGGCGCTACCGGAATGCTGATGGCAGTCTGACACCAGAGGGAGTGCGCAAATATCGAAAAAGCTATAACGATATTAAAAATACTCAAAAGTTGGCCGAACGGTCTAAAACAGTTAATTCAACGGGAATTTCTGCGCTGGACTCTTATAACAATAAATACTATGAAAAGCAGGCACGTACCAAAGTGGACGCTCTGATGAGCCGAATTGGAAAACGTGGGTTTTCCCAAATTGACAAACAGGTTGTATCAGAAGGAAAAAGAGCAGCGGAAAAAGTTAAAAAAGAGGCAGAGCGGTTTAATGCCACTCTTGACTTGAATCTTGACACTAAGGATAGCTTTCTCCTTCTTCGTAATCCGAAAAAAGAATACGATGCAGAGTATAAACGTTATCTTGATAACATCTGGTTCAAAGATAATTGAGGAGGCCAGAAGATGGCACTTTCAAACACGGCCACGCCGATTTATTATGGCCGGTTTCGAGAGGCCGTGATTCGGGGTGAAATTCCGGTATGCCGAGAAGTCTCCATGGAGATGAACCGGATTGATGACCTGATTGCAAACCCAGGCATCTACTATGATGACAAAGCAGTGGAAGGTTTTGTCAAGTTCTGCGAGAACGAACTGACCCTTACTGATGGCGGAGACCTGAAACTGCTGGATTCCTTCAAGCTTTGGGCAGAAGAGATATTTGGCTGGTACTACTTTGTGGACCGCAGTATCTATGTGCCCAATCCCGGAGGACATGGCGGTCACTATGAGCGAAAGCGCATCAAGAAACGGCTTATCACGAAGCAGTATCTTATCATTCCTCGCGGTGCCGCCAAGACCATGTACGACGCATTCATTCAGAGCTACTTTCTGACCGTGGATGTATCGACCACCCAGCAATGCACTACCGCGCCCACCATGAAACAAGCAGAAGAGGTCCTTTCACCGATCCGTACAGCACTGGCTCGGTCGAAGGGACCTCTTTTGAAGTTCATGACGGAGGGCAGTTTACAGAACACGACTGGCGCAAAATCTGACCGTGTGAAACTGGCATCGACCAAGAAGGGTATCGAGAATTTCTTGACGAATAGTCTGTTGGAAGTGCGCCCGATGACCATTGATAAGCTGCAGGGTCGGAGAGACCGTGTAGCAACTGTTGACGAGTGGTTGAGCTGTGACATTCGGGAAGATCCCATCAGTGCGCTTGAACAGGGTGCATCGAAGAACGAGGACTATCTCATTGTCGCGACCAGCTCAGAGGGGACCGTCCGTAATGGTTGTGGTGACACAATCAAAATGGAGTTAATGGACATCCTGAAAGGGGAGTACATCAACCCCCATGTGTCCATCTGGTACTACAAGTTGGATTCCATCGATGAAGTTACAAACCCCGATATGTGGCTGAAGGCAAACCCGAATCTGGGACAGACGGTTAGCTACGAAACTTACCAGCTGGATGTAGAACGTGCAGAAAAAGCGCCTGGTTCCAGAAACGACATTCTGGCCAAGCGCTTTAATATTCCTATGGAGGGGTATACCTACTTCTTTCCCTATGAAGAAACCCTACCACATCGCCACCGAGATTACTGGCAGATGCCTTGCGCTCTCGGCGCAGACTTGTCGCAGGGTGATGACTTCTGTGCGTTTACATTCCTATTCCCAATGGCGAACGGCTTCTTTGGCGTAAAAACCAGAGATTACATTACCTCTTATACACTGTCGAAGCTCCCACAGGCCATGCGCCAGAAGTACGACCAGTTCATGCAGGAAGGAACACTACAGGTGTTTGATGGCACGGTGCTTGATATGATGCAGGTCTATGATGACCTCGATAACTTCATTCAGCAGAACGACTATGATGTCCGGTGCTTTGGATATGACCCTTATAATGCCAAGGACTTTGTAGAACGCTGGTGCACAGAGAACGCGCCGTTTGGCGTGGAGAAGGTCATTCAGGGTGCAAAGACTGAGAGCGTTCCTTTGGGCGAGCTGAAGAAGCTCTCTGAACAGCGGAAACTGCTCTTTGACGAGGCTCTTATGCAATTTGCCATGGGCAACTGCATTGCTCTGGAAGACACGAACGGTAACCGCAAGCTGCTGAAGCGTCGTTCTGATCAGAAGATTGATGCAGTTGCTGCCATGATGGATGCCTACATTGCATGGAAGATGAATCGAGAAGCGTTTGAGTAAATCAAACGACCTTTTGGTAGACTTCGCCGTTCGGACGAAGGTACAGTTCCGTAGGAGCAGAAGGCTTGTCCAGTGCATCCTTGACCAAGACAAGAAGCGGAGACTCTGGCTGTGCATTCAATACATCAGATAGTTCCAGAATTTTGTGCTCGCTTGCAGACACATCGCCTTTGAGCAGACCTTTCTTTTTGCTTTCGATTTCCTTGTTTATTTTATCAGAGAAGGTTTTCAGCGCACCAATCATGCGGTTCTGACTGAGAGCAAACAAAGGTTTCGCATCGGCTTTGATATTCGCAAGGTAAGACTTGTTCCAATTTTGCGCATAGTAAGCTTCCATAATGGTACTGATGGCATACAGCTGGGAAGCAAGGTCAATGCCCTGTTTGTTTTGCAATACGGTTCTGGCCTGATTTTCGTTGGTTTTTGCACCAACAGAATCTTCCAACTGCTCCGTGTAGAACTCCATGTCAGCCACAGCCTTGATTTTTGCACGTTGCAGGTTGCCGATGGTAGCCATGCGCTGCGGCTCACTGAGCATGATGGTCGAGAAGTTTGCAAGTGCATACTTAACAAATGTAAGTTCAGACAGCAATTCCGTGCGTTTGGAAGCCTGAAGAAATACCAGAAGGTCATCCAGCTTTCGATTGACTTCTGTTAACTTGGAACTGATGTCTGCGAGGAAATACTGTCCGGTGGCAAAAGAAGCAACACTGAACATCTGAAAAGCGGCAACTGCTGCAGGATCGACCTTATACAGAGAAGCAGTGCCTGCAAAATGTCCGGTGGCATCTACCATAGTTGTGGACTGACCGCCCTGATTTAAGTTCAACAATGTGCCATGGATGCCTTTTGGAAAACGGAGAACATACGTGCTGGAAACAGCGTCAGCCGCAGCTTGCGCAGGAATCAGTTGCAATAACGAATTGGCAGCAAGCCCTGCCTGCTCTGGAAACTCGACCTTTTTAAAACGGGTTGAGTCATCGAAATCAGGATGGGTTTCACAAGGCGCAATCTCGCAATTGAAATCTGCGGGACGCAGTTGAGAATCAGACATAGTTTCAGACCTCCTCCACACATAAAAACAAGCGGATAGCCCAGTATAACACGGGGGGGGGGTATGTTTGCAATACTTATAAAGAAGGAGGATGAAGCTTGTATTATAATAATCAGATTTGGCACTGGGGCGTCAAAGGTATGAAATGGGGCGTTCGGCGCTACCAGAATGCCAATGGTAGCCTGACGGATGCAGGCAAGAAACGGTACGACAGGGATGCAACGACCAATGACAAAAAGAAAAAAGATAATAAGCTGCCTGCGGATGCTTTGCAAGATCCGAATCGCTGGGTTCGTGAAGATCGTGAACGGGCAAAATCTGTCGCAGATGCTGGCAGCCAAATGGCAGGTAACCTGAAAACACTGAGCGACAAGTCCATGAAGATTCAGTCTCGCAGGACAGAAAAGATGGATTTAAGCAAGATGACCGACCAGGAGATGCGGGAACGAATCAATCGGGCCATGCTGGAGAAACAGTACGATGACATGTTCAATCCGAAGAAGGTCTATTCCGGCCGGGAAGCCGTTAGTGATACTTTGGAGGTTGCGGGAAGCGTTCTCGCCATTACCAGTTCTGCGTTAAGCATTGCTCTTGCAATTCAGAAGTTGCGAGAGGGGTGAGTAATTCAAAATGGAATTGTATCACCACGGCATCAAAGGCCAGAAGTGGGGCGTAAGGCGTTACCAGTATGCTGACGGCACGTATACCCCGGCAGGACGGAAGCGTTATGGTGTAAGTCAGAACGCAAGCCGAATGGAGCGCATGGCATCCACAATGGAGATGCGAGTAAAAGACTGTGTGAATACTGCTCGCACACAGGTGACGGGTCGGCAGTATGTTGACGGATACCTGAAGAAGGGCACAACTTTCTCTCGGATTCAGACTTCCAAGGACTTCGAGAATTTCGCGTTCTACGCCACCTATAAGAAGGCTGACAGTGACAAGTACATGGGGCTCTTCGGAAAGAATCTGATGACACGAGCCAACTACGATGCCAAACAGGCAGAAAAGCAGGCGAACGCTTCCGGCAGCGAAGCTGACTTAGTAACGGCCACCGCTTTACGCGATAAAACCAACAGCATGAAGGTCTATCAGCTGAAACTGGAAACAGTCAAGAAGCTGAAGGTGCCTTCTGATGAGAACGCAAGTGATATTACGGCTAGACTGCTGAAAGAGAAAGAGTTCAAGCAGAATCTTGAAGCATCCATAGCGGATTCCAAAGAGAAGATGCGCAGACCCACCCAGCAGGTGCTTTTTAAGCAAGCTGAGAATGCGTTGAAGAAAGACCCCACTACGCTGACGGCTTCTGAAAAAGTGGCTATCTATAAAGCTCTAAACCTTTCTCTGACAAACCATAACGCACAGGAAGTGGCGGCACAGAGCCGTTTCTATGCGGAGCTGAGTAAGAAAGGCTACAATGCGTTGCTGGATTATAACGACAAGGATTATTCCAGCTATCATGCAAAGCGCCCGATGATCGTGTTTGATACAGATTCTGTCCGCCTGCAATCGGTGACAGAGACCAATCCGAAGGTCGTGGACAAGCTGTATATGCGCTACAACGCCGAGCGAATTGCAAAAGAAGTTGGAGCAAACACAATCGGCTACGTTTCCAAGCTGGGCAACAAGACGGTTTCGGAGTGCTCCGCTTACATGGAACGCAAGATGAGCGATTATTTGAGTTAAGGAGGAAAAATTCAAAATGGAGATGAACATTGGCTCCAGGCTGAAACACGCCTGGAATGCCTTTCTCAACCGGGACCCTCCCGGAAGCAGGTATTATGGGGGTGGCTACAGTTACCGCCCTGATCGGATGCGCTTTTCCCGTGGGAGTGAGCGCACCATCATCAATGCCATCGATAACCGCATTGCGCTGGATGCAGCATCCATTACGATCAACCACGTAAAGCTCGATGAAAATAATCGGTTTGATTCGATTATTGATTCGGGCCTTAATTATTGCCTGAATACTGAGGCCAATGCTGACCAGACCGGTCGAGGGCTGATTCAGGATATCGTGATGACCTTTTTGGAAGAGGGCGTTGCAGCAGTTGTGCCAGAGAAAACGAACTTTGACCCGCGCTATAGCAACAGCTATGAAATCTACTCCATGCGCGTTGGCGTACCTGTGGAGTGGTACCCGAATCATGTGCGTGTGCGATTGTTCAATGAGCTGACCGGGCAGAAGGAGGAAATCACTTTCCCGAAGAAGATGGTGGCTCTGATTGAAAATCCGTTTTACGCAGTCATGAATGCCCCGAACTCTACTATGCAGCAGTTGGTGCGAAAACTGGCCTTGCTGGATGTGGTGGATGAGCAGGCTGGCAGCGGAAAGCTGGACATGATCATTCAGCTGCCCTATGTCATCAAGAGTCCGGCGCGAAGGGAACAGGCTGAACAGCGCAGGGCTGACATCGAACAGCAGCTTTCCGGCTCCAAGTACGGTATTGCCTATACGGACGGCACTGAGCGAATCGTGCAGTTGAATCGCAGTCTCGAAAACAACATTCTGAAATCCATTGAATACCTGACGAACATGGTATACAGTCAATTGGGTGTGACGCAGGAGATCCTGAATGGTACTGCGGACGAGAAAACGATGAACAACTATATGAACCGCATCATTGAACCGGTCGTGTCGGCAATTGCAGACGAGTTCAAGCGGAAGTTCCTGACGAAGACTGCTCGAACACAGGGCCAGAGTATCATGTTCTTCCGTGATCCGTTCCGTCTGGCACCGGTGAGTATGATTTCGGAGATGGCAGATAAGTTTACCCGCAACGAGATTATGACCCCGAATGAGCTCCGGCAGGTGATCGGTATGAAGCCCTCGAAGGACCCGAAGTCCGACAAGCTTGCAAACCGTAACATTGCCTCGGCTGACGAGAAGATGCCCATGTAGGGCGAAGAAACTTATGCTGACGAGCAGGGTTACGACTATGCAGATTAGCAGGAAGGAGTGTGAAAAATTCAAAATGGCAATCAATTTTGATTATGACTTTTCCGGTTGGGCGACCAAAGCCAATGTGAAGTGCTTTGATGGCCTGACCATTGCACCGAATGCATTCAAGGACTGCGATGGTAAGACGGTTCCGGTGGTATGGAACCATGACCATAGCGCACCCGAAAGTGTTCTGGGCCATGCGCTGCTGCAGAACCGCAAGGAAGGCGTGTACGCATATGTCAAGCTGAACGACACATCCAGCGGTCAGACTGCCAAGGCCTGCGTGGATAACGGTGACATTGATGCAATGTCCATCTACGCAAACGGCATTCAGAAAGCGGGCCGAACCGTGATGCACGGTATGATCAAGGAACTGAGCTTGGTAATTGCCGGATGTAACCCTGGTGCTCTGATCGATGAAGTCGTGAAGCACGGTGCAGATGGCTCCGAAACAGACAGTTCCGAAGCCTATATTTATACCGATTCTGGTCTGAGCCTGAAGCATGGGTTGGACCCGGACGATAACCCGCTGGAGGACGAAACGTTGCAGCATTCGGATGATTCCAGCGAAACCGACAAGGATAAGAAAGGAGAAAGCAAAATGGCTGATGCCAACGAGAAGACCGTCAAGGAGGTATTTGATACCTTGACGGAGGAACAGAAGAACGTGGTTTACGCTATCATCGGCTCTGCCCTGGATGAAGGCAAGGGCGGTGAGAGCAACGACAAGGGTGATGGTAAGGAGGACAATAGTATGCACCACTGCTTTGAGAACGACAACGGCGGCACTGTGCTGAAGCACAGTCTGGATGAGATCAACAACGTTATCGCGACTGCCAACAAGCACGGCACTCTGCGCGATGCTTTCTTGGATGCAGGCATTACCGGCGATGAGCTGGCCCACAGCATCGAGAACATGGACTACCTGTTCCCGGATGACCACAATCTGGATACGGTACCTCGCATCGTGGATCGCGACCAGACTTGGGTTGACAAGGTTATGAACAGCGTCCATCATGTGCCGTTTGCCCGCGTCAAGGTCATGTTTGCCGACCTGACCGAGGATGATGCTCGTGCCAAGGGTTACATCAAGGGCAACTACAAGAAGGAGCAGGTGTTCAAGCTGCTGAAGCGTTCCACCACTCCGACCACCGTTTACAAGAAGCAGCGCTTCGACCGCGATGACATCATCGATATGTCCACCATGGATGTCGTGGCCTTTACCAAGAAGGAGCAGCGCGGCAAGCTGAACGAGGAACTGGCTATGGCTTTCCTGATCAGCGACGGCCGTGACGACGCCAGCGATGACAAGATCAACGAGCTGAACATCCGTCCCATCTTCAACGATGATGATTTCTACACCATCAAGGTCGTGGTTCAGCCCGGCACCAATGCAAACGAGGACGCCAAGGCCAAGGCAACCATCAAGTCCATCATCAAGGCCCGTAAGGAGTACAAAGGCTCCGGCTCTCCGACCTTCTACACCACCGATGATGTGCTGACTGATATGCTGCTGCTGGAGGACGGCATCGGCCATCCGCTGTACGCTGACGAGGCCGCTCTGGCCCGGAAGCTGCGCGTGAAGGAGATCGTTACTGTTCCTCGCATGGAAGGCCGCAAGGGTGCCAAGGGCGGCGACCTGCTGGGCATCGTGGTCAATCTGGCCGACTATACCGTGGGTGCCGATAAGGGCGGCGAGGTCAACATGTTCGATGACTTCAACATCGACTATAACCAGCTGATCTACCTGATCGAGACCCGCTGCTCCGGTGCAATGACCACTCCGTATGGCGCAATGGCCATCGAGATGGATGCCGCCAACTCTTCCAAGGCCTGATAAGGAGGTAAAACGATATGCTGAACAAGCTCTATGAGCAGGGTAATGACCTGCATGTTGCAAACTACATGGCCTACGGCAAGACCGCAGACCACAAGCTGTACGCTGATGTAGCGTTCAAGAAGACCGTGACCGAGGTTGAGATCAAGGATGCGTTCCAGAAGGGCCGCCTGATCATCATTGAGGGCGCAAACTATCTGCTGCCCGTTGCCTTTGGCACCACTGGCGTTGTGACCGTGACCGCAGGCGAGACTGTGAAGACCCAGGTATGGGCAGCTTCCGCAACGGCCTGATTTCTTTTGTAAATCAAGTTAGTAGAATCTAACTTCAAAATGGAGTGAAATGCTATGAGCAAATGGTTTGGAAAAATCGGTCTGGTGCAGACAGTTGAAACGGAGCCGAGCATCTTTGAAGAAAAAGTGACCGAGCATGATTGCTATGGTGAGCTTTTAAAGAATACCCGGCGTGTCCAGACTGTCGACAAAGTAAATGACGACCTAACTATCGCAAATACTTTGAGCATCCTGGTCGACCCGACGTTGTACAAGCACTTTGACTCCATCAAATATGCAGAGATTATGGGTGCTAGATGGAAAGTGACAGAAGTGCAGATCGATTATCCGCGGCTGACACTTACCCTGGGAGGACTGTACAATGGCGGAACGCCGACTGAAACTTGACGCTATTTTGCGCCAAATCGTAAAAGATGCGTGTGGTAAAGAGAATGTGTACTACCAACCCCCGGCAAATCTGCGAATGAGTTACCCATGTATCTGCTATGAACAATCCAAAATACAGAATGCCGCTGCCGATAACAGAGTTTATTTGCAGCGGATTTTTTATCAGCTGACAGTCATCGATTCACGACCGGATTCCAAAATAACGAAAGCACTTATGCAAATGGCTAAGTGCCGCTATGACCGGCCGTACAAGGCTGATAATCTGTATCACGACGTTATAACGATCTATTTCTAAAAAGGAGGAAACTCGAATGGCAAAAATCGAATGGGATAAGACCGGCGAGCGCAAGTACCAGCTGGGTGTTAGCAATGTTGCTCTGTATAAGCAGGACAAGGGCGCTTACCCCAAGGGTGTGGCGTGGAACGGCATTACCGCAATCAAGGAGAGCCCGGATGGTGCTGATGCTACCGACCTGTGGGCCGATAACATCAAGTACGGCAGCATCCGTGCAGGCGAGAAGTATAACTTCACCCCGGAGGCCTACTTCTATCCGCCTGAGTTCGGCGAGTGCGACGGCAGCGCGGAGGTGGCTCCTGGCGTGACCATCAGCCAGCAGAAGCGTAAACCCTTTGGCCTGACCTGGCAGACCCTCATTGGCAGCGATGAAGATGATGAGCTGGGCTTTATCCTGCATCTGGTGTGGGGCGCAACTGCATCTCCTTCTGAACGCAGCCATGAAACCTACAATGACAGCCCGGACGCTGAGACCTTCAGCTGGGACTGCGATACCACTCCTGTCAAGGTGACTGGCTATAAGCCCACCGCCCATATGGAGCTGGATAGCACCAAGGTGCCTCAGGCCAAGATGGAGAAGCTGCTGAACATTCTGTACGGCACTGCCAACACCACCCCGTATCTGCCGCTGCCGGATGAGGTTATCAAGCTGATGACCACCTGATCCATTCAAAATGGAATCGATTTTATAAAGGAGAAAGAAAAATGATTACCGAAACTCTGACCTATGTGGACTTTGGCGGTACCGAGCGTACCGAGGACTTCTACTTCAATCTTACTGAGGCAGAAGTGCTGAACCTGTCGCTTTCCAAGGAGGGCGGCATGGAGGCGTACATCAAGAAGATCGTGAACGCCAAGAGCCAGCTGGAGTTGGTTAAGCTGTTCCAGGATGTTCTGCGCATTTCCTACGGCAAGAAGAGCGAGGATGGCCGTCGCTTTGAGAAGAGCCCGGAGATCTTTGCAGATTTCGAGGCTACTCAGGCCTATAGCGATTTCTACATGTCGCTTGTCACCAATACAGAGAAGGCAATTGCCTTTATCAATGGTCTGTGCGATACCAAGCCTACGAAGGCTGAACCCGCACCTCAGATCGCAGGCAATGCGCCTATCGCACTGCCTAACGGCTAACATTTAACAGCACAGGGAGGCAGGCAGAATGCTGAAAATCACAATTCCTAAACAGGAATATTGGGATGCACGAACGCAGGAATTTGTGCAGCTGAACGCTGTAACGCTCCGGTTAGAGCATTCGCTTGTCTCCCTGTCTAAATGGGAAATGAAGTGGCATGTTCCTTTTTTCGGTAACGATTCACTGACAAGGGAACAGATGGTCGATTATGTTCGGTGCATGACGGTTACGCAAGGTGTTGAGCCGAGCGTGTATCTTCGACTGACAGAATCGAACATGGCAGCCATTTACAAATATATGGACGAACCGATGACGGCAACCTGGTTTCCGGGTGAGCCAAAACCGTGCGAGCCCAGAATACCGCAGAAGAGTAAGCCTCGCCCTAAGATTAAGGTGAAAGTAAAAGCCTTAACAAGCGAGGCAATTTATGCGCGTATGTTTGCCGCCCACATTCCCTTGGAATGCGAAAAGTGGCATCTTAACCGACTATTCACGTTGATTCGAGTTTGCAACGAGGAACGGAAGCCGCCTAAGAAGATGAGCAAAAGCGAGGCTCTTAGCAGACAGCGTGCATTGAATGAAAAACGCCTGAAGGAATTTGGTACGAGGGGATAAACGATGCCAAAAGTGGTGATGTTTCGACAAAAAGGTGATTTCAGGCGAACGAGCGATTTTTTGAAACGAGCCAACAGACTGAATTTGGATGTAATCCTGAATCAGTATGGTCAGGAAGGTGTGGAAGCATTACGTGCGGCAACGCCGAAGGACACCGGAACAACTGCAAACAGCTGGAGTTATGTCGTTCATAAGGGGACAGGCTCCATCACCATAACATGGTCGAACTCGAACATTGTGGACGGTGTGCCCATTGCGGTAATTCTGCAATACGGACATGGCACCAGAAACGGCGGATATGTGCAGGGAACAGACTATATCAATCCGGCGATGAAGCCGATTTTTGATAAAATCGCTCAGCGAGCATGGGAGGAGGTAAAGAGAGAATGAGCAGGGAAGTCGATGAGCGTGTTGTTCAAATGCAATTTGACAATGCGCAATTCGAGAGAGGCACCCGACAGACCATGGGCACCTTAGAAAAGTTGAAGCAATCACTTCAGTTCAAAGGCGTAGAAAAAGGGTTTGAGCGCATTAGCTCTGCCTCCCAGAAGGTCGATTTTTCGGAAATGACCAAAGCGCTGGAATCTATCGAGAGCAAGTTTTCGGCCGTTAATGTAATTGCCGTTACGGCACTGACCAACATTACCAACAAAGCCATCGCGACCGGAGAACGACTCGTAAAGGCTCTGTCGCTTGACCCTATTATTAGCGGCTTTCAGGAATACGAAACCCAGATCAATGCGGTTCAGACGATTCTGGCAAACACATCGAGTAAAGGTACTACGTTGGACCAGGTTAATGCTGCGTTGGACGAGCTGAACCACTATGCTGACTTGACGATCTACAATTTTACGGAAATGACCCGTAATATTGGTACATTTACAGCAGCAGGTGTTGATTTGGATACATCTGTTGCAGCTATCAAGGGTATTGCAAACCTTGCAGCTGTATCCGGTTCGACCAGCCAGCAGGCTAGTACCGCCATGTACCAGCTTTCTCAGGCACTGGCTTCTGGTACTGTGAAGTTGCAGGACTGGAACTCTGTGGTCAACGCAGGTATGGGTGGCCAGGTATTCCAAGACGCGCTGAAAGAAACGGCTCGTGTGCATGGTGTCGCCATTGACAGCATGATTGCAAAAGAAGGTTCCTTCCGTGAAACCTTGTCCAAGGGATGGCTGACTTCTTCTATTCTGACCGAGACGCTTCAGAAATTCACTGGCGATCTCAATGAGGAAACTTTGAAATCCATCGGCTATACCGATGAGCAAATCAAGAAAATCATGGAGATGGGCAAGACTGCAAACGATGCTGCAACAAAGGTTAAAACTTTCAGCCAGCTGAAAGACACCTTGGCAGAGGCATTGCAGTCCGGTTGGACCCAGACTTGGCAGACTGTTATCGGTGACTTTGAAGAGGCAAAGGAGCTTTTTACAAAGTTCAGTGATGTATTTTCAGACCTGATCAACAAGTCGTCCGAAGCCCGTAATACGGTGCTGGAGGGCGGTCTGAACAGTGGCTGGCAGCAGTTGCGCACCGCACTGGGCGACAGTGCTGACTTTTATAGTCAGATGCTGGAAAAGGTCATGCTTGCAAATGGTTCTATCAGTCAAAAACAGATCGATGATGCCGGTAGTTTTGCCAAGGCTTTGCAGCAGGGCGGTGTTTCTGCGGAGCAGCTTCAAAATGGATTGAATGAATCGACCCAGCAGTTGCAGACACTGAGCAAACTGAGCGACAAGGAGCTCATGGCAAAGGGGCTTGACACGACGCAGGTTAAAGCTCTGGCAAAGAGCTTTGAAGAGGTTAATCAGAAAATTGCTGACGGCAGTTTGAATCTTGACATGTATTCAAAAAAGATTGGCGAACTCTCTGGCCGAGAGCATTTGATTCAGTCTATTTGGAACATTTTTGAGGCTATCGAAAAAATTGTTCAACCTGTGACGAAGGCATGGCAGAAGATGTTTTCTCCTGTCAACGCCGAACAGATTTACAGCATTACCGAAGCAATTGATAGTTTTACTGCAAAGCTCAGCATCAGCGATGAAACTGCAGATAAAATCGAGCGGACATTCAGTGGCGTTTTCGCAGTGCTGAATGTTAGTAAAAATGCACTTTTAGCCGTTGGCAAGGTTCTGGGAGAGGTATTCAATGCTGCTTCTCCGCTTGCTGGCGGCTTTTTAAGCATTACAGCAGCACTGGGCGATTGCTTGGTCGAGATGACCACTGCCGTCAATAACTCTACGGTGTTTAAGACGACCTTGGATGGCATTCACTGGATCATCGGGAAAGTGTCCGAAGGAATGCAGGCCTTTGCAGGGGTGCTGACCAATGTATCGAATAGCGTCTCTGTCGTGTTCGATCCGTTAAAGACCCTTGGCGAGTGGTTCATGTCTTTCATCAACTTTATCGCACCAGGGCTTTATGCGTTTGGTTCTTCAGCGGATAAAATCTTTAAGGAATTTGGTGCAAGCGCAAAAGAAGCCTTTAACAGTCTTGACACTGAGAAACTTGCAAATGTCATCAACAGCGGCTTAGTTGCTGGCATTCTTGCAGGTGTCAAGGGATTTCTGAATAGTGCCAAAGAGCTGGCTTCCAGTGCAGGTGATGCTATTGGAAGCATTAAAGATGTGCTCAACTCCCTTGGTGAGGCAATTGATGCATGGAAGCAGTCCAAGAAAGCCGAAACAATGATGACGATTGCAAAGGCTGTTGCCATTATGGCGGCATCTTTGACAGTGCTATCCATGATCAAGCCGGAGCGACTAGCTGGCGGGATTGGCGCACTTACTGCAACAATTGGCGAACTTGTCGGTGCATTTTTGCTGCTCGATAAATTTGGCGGTAATACGAAAAGCGCTAAGCTTGGCGCAATGTCAGTGGCGATGGTTGCCATGGCATCAAGTGCCCTCATTCTGGCAGGTGCTGCTGCAAAGCTGGCATCTATCGACAGCGGAAAGCTGGTTTCGAGCATCGTTGCTCTTGGCTCTATCATGGGCGGGCTTACTGCTGTTTCGGTCGTGCTCTCCAAAACTGGCAGTAAGTTCATGAAGGGCGCTACCGGCATGATTGCCTTTGCAACAGCTATTCGGATCATGGCGAGCGCTGTAAACGCCATGAGTGGACTGAGCTGGGATCAGATGAAGGTTGGTCTTACGGGAATCGGCGTTCTTTGTATTGAACTGGGCGCTTTTCTGGCAGTATCCAAGTTTGATAAGCTCGGCGTTCTGAAGGGGACAGGGCTTATTCTGCTGGCAACTGCTCTGAATATTCTTCAGTCTGCGGTTGCGAAGTTCGGCAGCATGAGTCTGGACGAGATTCAAAATGGATTGATCGCGGTCGGTGCTGCACTGGCTGAGTTTGCGGCATTTGGAATTGTTGCAGGTTTTTCAAAGAAAATGCTTGCCAGCTCAGTTTCCGTGCTCATTCTTTCCAGTAGCATGGTCGTTCTCAGCAGAGCCATGAACTCCATTTCTGGTTTGGACGGAGAGAGCATAAAAAAGAGCCTTATTGCAATTGGCGGCGCTCTTGCAGAATTTGTCATTGCTTTGAATTTGACCAAGGGCACCCTCGGTTCAGCGGCTTCACTGACTACCATGACCGTGGCAATCAACCTTCTGGTTCCGGCTCTGACCGGGCTGGGGAACCTGAGCCTTGCACAAATCGGTACAGGACTGCTGGCAATTGCCGGTGCATTCGGTGTGGTTGGAGCCGCGGCGTTCATTCTAGCCCCGTTGACACCAGTTATTACGGCACTGTCTCTTGCCATGAGTGCGCTGGCTATTAGTCTTGGTGCACTTATGGCGTTGGCATCTGTGTCTCAGTTCTTTGGGAATCTGGCATCAAGTTTAAGTCTTTTGAATAGCCTGAACTTCCAGGTTTTTCTGAATGGGATCAAGGCTGTGGCATGGCTCTTAGTCGAGTTCATAGCTGGCATTTTTAAAGGACTGGCTACGATTGCCGGGACCATTGCAACTTCTATTGCGGCTATTATTACAGCAGTTTGTGATGGCATTGCGCAGGCAGCACCTAGCATAGGCAATGCACTGGCTCAGCTTATCGTGACTGTCTGCAATGTTATCGTGCAGTGCAGTGAGCCTATCGGACAGGCTTTGTTCACGCTGGGTACTGTGGCGATCCAGACCATTATCGACCTGATTGCATGGGCCTGGGATGGCGGTGGCGGTGAAGGAGGCGGCATTAAGGGCGCTTTGAGCAGTTTGTGGGCGAACATTACGAGCTTTATTGGCGAGGAATTCAACCCTGCAAATTGGTTCAAGGAAGGCAGTTTGCTGGATGGTCTGTTCGGAGCAGCCAACAAAGCAGCAGACGAACGTGACGCTACCGAGTATGGCAAATCTGTTGGCGATAAACTGGCAGAAGGCATGAATAATAGCCAGAAGGATGTTAAGGAAAGCAGCGTCAATCTGGCTAAAACAGTGGAGGATGCTACCAGAGAAACAGCAGGTATCAATTCCCCCAGCACCATGATGGAGGAAAACGGCTACTGGCTGGATATGGGCCTGGCACAGGGGATGGAAGGTTCTGCTGGCATGGCTGCTATTACGGCAGCGTGCGGCAATATTTCTTCCACCATCAATAGCCAGTTCCGAGACTATTGGGGCATTCATAGCCCGAGTACCGTTTCTCAGGGAGATGCCAGCAATATTCTGGCAGGCATGTGCGTTGGCTTTAGCCAGACGGATGGGGTGCAGAACAGTCTCTTGGCATTGAATGGTGGCATCCGTTCGACCCTTCTTGGTGGCATGGATGCAACCAAGACTGATGTCACGAATAAAGCTACTAATATTGTTGGTGCCCTGAGCGGCGTGTTTGGTGGAACGACTACAACAGCCGAGGATATTCTGAAAACGCTGGGTGGTTCTGGTTCTACGACCACAAAGCCCACTACGATGGGCCGCACCAGCTCGACGAAGAAAACCGGAAAAACTCTGGCGGAGCAGATTGCCGAGAACTATTCCAAGAAGCTGAAAGCCAACAAATATTTGTTGGAAGCGGCCGATAAGGAATACTCTCTGTGGGAAGCCCGCGAGGGTGACATTGCAACCAATGAGCAAATTGCCCAGAAAAGAAGTGAGTATATCGGCACAAAGATCACACGGCAAACCAGTCGTGTGAAAATTGCGCAGGAGCAATATGACGCACTTCTCAAGAGAGTGGGCAAGAACAATGATAAGACCCGCGAAGCCTACAACACCCTGATGGACGAGCAGGCTACGCTGGAAAATCTGAAGAAAACCCAATACGAAGATACATATTCCGATTTGTTTGACCGGTACGATAACGAAAGCAGCGCTGCTGAAAACGAGTACAGCTTCTGGAGCAGCAAGTACGAAAAGACAGCAACTGCTGCAGAAAAGTCGAACAAACAAATCGAACTCATCAACAAGAAAATCGGGATTCAGGCTAAAGCACTGACTACGGCAGAAGAAGAATACACGAAAACCAAGGATGCGTTCGGTGAGAAGAGCCGTAAGACCCAAGAGGCATATGCGCGGTATTTGAAAGAGCAAATCGAGTATCAGCAGTTGGTGAACAGCCTGAACAATGCTGAACTTGATAGGTTCGATAAACAAAATGAGCGCTATGCTTTGGAGATGAAGACGTATTCCAACCAGCAGAGCATTCTTCTGAAGCTGTTTGAAGATGGTGATTATGGTGTTGTGACCTCTACCATCAACATGGGTGCTGCCCTGCGAAATATGTCTTACCAACTGAAACGCACCACGAATGCTTACGACAAGTATAACGAGTATGTACAGGCCGGGACGCAGAATACGGATGATGGACTGGCAGCTCTCCACGAACTGCAGGACGAGCGTTATAGCTTTATTGGGTATGCGGAAGCTTTTGCTGATGCGCTTAATATGAGCGATGATGCAAAGAAGGTTACCATGCAGCTTGGCATTGCCATTGCTGATAACTGGAAGTCCATCTCGAATGGGTTCAATAAAGCATGGGGCAAAGTGCAGGAGTCGTATCCGGCAATTGCGCAGAAGCTCTCAAATTTCATTGGCTTGTATATGCGTGACGGTGCTGCGGAGACCATTACCGCTTCAATGTCTGCTGTTGTAGCAGCCATGAACGGTGATTATGGTACAGCCATCAGTTCGACCATCAGTGCATTACTGAATTTCCTCGGGTCTGACTTTGGAAAGACTCTGATGGATACGGTTAAGAACGGCTTTACGACATACATGCCGAAAATTGCATCCTTCATTGGTAAACTCTTTGAGGATGGCGGTTTGCTAGCAGGTATCGGTAAGGTTGTTATGGGGTTGTTTGGAGAAGGCGGTGCACTGGCAGGCGTTGGCGAAGCTGTTATGGGCGTTCTGACAACCATTGCAGGTGTTATTGGCATAACGGTACCAGAACTCGGACTAATTATGCTGGCAATTGCTGCTATCGGTGTGGCAGGCTTTGCACTTATCAAAAACTGGGATAAGGTGAAAGAGTGGTTTGCCAATTTTGGCGAATGGATCTCGAATCTGTTTCAGAATATTGCTGAGGGCATCGGAAACTTTGTGTCCAACTTGGTGGAAGGCATCGGTAACGTATTCAAGAAAATCTGGGAAGTCGGCAAGAACATCGGTCAGGGTCTTTGGAACGGCGTGACCAGTGTAGCTTCCGGCATCTGGAATGGCATCAAAGGCTTGGGCAGTTGGATCGTGAATGGCTTTAAGAGCATTTTCGGTATCCATTCTCCCTCGACTGTTATGGCTGAGCTGGGCGCTTACATGGGACAGGGCTTTGCAAACGGCATCACCAGTACCGAGGATGGTGTGAATCGTTCCATGGACGATATGACCAGCTCTGCACTTGACATTGCCATGAATGCGGCCCAGATGCTCTATGATGTTGCAACTGGACAGGAGACTGCTGAACCGATTTTTACGCCGGTGCTGAATCTTTCTGACTATGCATCTCCGACCAGCTGGGCAGCTACACAGGCATATACGCCTTCTGCTGAAACAGCGGAACGTGTGTATCGCAGTAATGAACTCGCACAGAGGATTGGCGGAAATCAAAATGGAGCGTTTACGAAGTTCCGGTCAGACAATAGCGATGTGGTAAACGCAATTAGCCAGCTGGGCAATCGCGTGAACCGAATGGCAGAATCGATCAGTAAAATGAAGCTTGTACTTGACAGCGGAAAGACTGTTGGTGAACTGGCACCGAAAATCGATTCTAACATGGGCGGAAGAAACATTCTGGCAGAAAGAGGGGTGATTTGATTGGAACGCGAGTATTCTGTGAATTTTGGACAGTACAACACGTGGTCTGATTGGCACCTCACGCCTGCAGAACGCCCCATCGTTGTACCTCCGACCGAAAAAACGCATAATATCGACTTGCCGGGTGGTAGTGGTGTAATTGATGCAGCACAAGCATTGACGGGCTACCCGGTATTTAACATGCGAGAAGGAAGCTGGGATTTTTATGTAGAAAATGATGTTGAACCCTTTATGACAATCTACAGCAAGGTGATGGCCGCACTTCAGGGTAAACGACTTCGCGTCAGCCTGGAAGAAGATGCGGCCTATTTTTATGAAGGCCGATGCTGGGTGGACAATCCCAAACAAAGCAACGGTCACACCATGCTCACTATCAACTACAGCTTGAACCCGTATAAGCACAAGTTTGCGGACATTGGAAAAGTTGTGAAAACCGCCGTTAATGGCAGCGCTACAATTTTCTCTGGTTCGGTCAGCAATTATACGGGCGAGCCGATTTGTCCGAAATTGGGCATCGAATTGTCTTCTGGGGATGCTATGTCCATTGAGTTCACAACATCTAGCAGACGGTATACAACATCGCTGGCAAAAGGCACGTGGGTTGACCCCATTATCATGCTGATACCAGGGGAAACGACGTCCATTGTTGCGAAAGGCTATGGGACAGTGAGCTTACAGGCGATTGGAGGATGGTTATAGTATGTTTAGCGTATATGCTGACGACAAACTGTTCTATTCGCCACGGCTGTTGGATGAGAGATATGCCATTACAGAACCTCAGGCAACGCTTGAACTGAATAAAGCAGGCAGCTTTACGTTTAATTTGCCATCCATCAATCCGATGTACTCCAGTTTGAAAAAACTGAAGACGATCATTACGATTCGAGAAGATGACGAGGTGCTCTGGAAAGGTCGTGTATTAAACGACGCGAAAGACTTTTACAACACCAAGGCAGTTACTTGTGAAGGTGAACTGGCTTTTCTGAACGATATTCAATATGAACCACATGATTATTCCAAAAAAGGAATCAAAATGGGGGAGTATTTCAAGAAGCTTATTGAGCACTATGCTTCTGAATGTTCGGAAGAGCGAATGATCAAACTCGGCAATGTACGAGGAGCCTTTACGGATGTGCTTATCTATCCCAAAACAACGGACTACACGAACGTTTGGAATCTTATTTCCGGCAATCTTATTGGTGCATCGACCGGTAAAGTTGGTAAGGACGAGGTAGACCTGAGTGATTACGATAGATATTTGTACATCCGAAGGGAAAAAGGTGTATCTTACATTGATTTTGTGGACGACATTGGAAAAGCATCTAGCCAGATTATCGAATTTGGCAAAAATCTTCTGGATTTGAGTGAGTATGTGGATGCTTCCAATGTTTACACACAGATCATTCCGCTTGGCAAAGCTGACAGCAAAGGAAACCGTGTTGATATCAAACTTGTAAATGGCGGAAAAAACTATTTACAGTCTGATAGTGCCATTGCACTCTTTGGCAAAATCCAAAAATCAGTTATCTGGGAAGATGTAACCAATCGAAACACTTTGAAAGCAAACGGGCAACGAATGCTGAATAAGGCTGTTGAGATGGCAATTAAAATTACGATTCGTGCATTCGACCTGCATCGAATCAATGTCAATACTGACAAAATTGATTTTGGTGACAAAGTTCATGTTGTAAGTCTGCCGCATGAAATCAGTTCGGACTTTCTTTGTTCCAAGATTGTATTCACACTCGATAATCTTGAAAATACAGAGTATACGTTCGGATTGGATTTTGAAACCATGTCCGGTAGCTTTGCATCCTACAAGCGTACCTACCAGTATAAAATGGAAAGCGCACTGGAGATTGGCAATCAGAATACACAGGACCTTCTCGATGCGATGACCCGTATGGACTCTTTGCAAACACAAGTAGATGGCAGCATATGCTCATGGTTTTATCCCGGTGTTCCTACAGCAGAAAACTATCCAGCCGTCGAGTGGACAACGCCTGAAGCAAAGCATGCTCACATCGGTGACCTGTACTATGACAAGTCAACAGGTATTGGATACCGCTGGACAGAGAATAGTGGGGGTTACTATTGGGATGCTATCGAAGACAAGCAAGTTCAGCAAGCTTTGCAAGATGCCTCGCGGGCACAGTCTACTGCGGATGGAAAAGTGCGTTGCTTCAGCGCCCAGCCGTACCCTCCGTATGAGGTTGGTGACCTTTGGGTACAAGGTGGTAGTGGTGATATTTTGTGCTGTCAGCATGACCGTGAAAGCGGCAGTTATGTGGCAAGTGATTGGGTGAGAGCATCGAAGTACACCGACGATACCAAAGCTATTGAAGCCGGAAAAACAGCAACAGATTACATCAAAGATGGCGCAGGTGGAATTCAGGTTGGTCCCAATGGAAGCAGCAATGTAACCATGACTGATGAGGGGCTAGTTTTTAATGGCATCCGTAATCTGGTTCCTCTTTGGGAAAATGCCGATCCTACATCCGGTATGGCAGGAGGAACAGTTATTTGTTCAGATGGGCGTCTGGCATCTTACGCAGCAATTGCAATTGGTTGTCAGGAATATTACACAAGCCCATTTGATAGCGCTTCGACAGAAGGTGGCCTGATCCAGTACACAATCGTAGTGCTGAATGGAAAGGAAGCACGTTGTTCTTATGCGTGGGATAAACCTCGTGCACGTAAGGTAACTGCCAACAAAAACGGAATCACCTTTGGACCGGGCGGCTACTACGACACCAAAAAACTGGACAAGTGGATATGGCCGTGGACTGATGTGACATACGGCGCAAAGTTCGATGCTCACAATCAGTGCTGCGTGCCAGTCGTTATTTATGGATTCCTTTGAGGAGGTGGTGCCATGTACGTTACAACGTATAAAGCAGATGGAACGATCACCAGCATTGGGAAGGTAAGCGATTCTTTTCCCGTGGACCGTGAGCACCCGCCTGATGGCTTGCTGTACACGGATGAGATACCGGATGGCCGGGGCATCATCCTGCAGTATAGAATTCAAAATGGAGAATTTGTTTATTCTCCACAACCGACCACAACCGAAGATAAGACCGAAGAAGAGGAGGTAACTTATCAATGACTGAATTGAATCTGATCCTTTCTAAGAATGGTCAGGCACAGCTGGCAGATGGCAGCAGCACCCTGAACATGGGCTATGAGGGCAACAAGAGCGTTTATGCTCTGCGTATCTCGCCCCGTGATGAGTGGGCAAACCTGACCATCAGCGCCTACTGGCACACCCCGAACAAGGAAATCACGCCTCCGGCAACCCTGTTCGCAAACAACGTGGCAAACGTCCCGGCTATCGTAACCGCGATCTCTGGCGAGGGCAAGGTGACCTTCCAGGGCATTCGCGATGGTGTAATCGTCACCAGCGCAGACGTGCCCTACACCGTTGGCGAGAACAGCGGCACCGAAATGGCAGATCTTCCTGATGCTGGCAGCACTACATGGGAGCAGCTGATTGCTGCAACGCAGGCAAGCGCAGATGCGGCACGCAAAGCTCAGGCGGCAACTGAAAAAGCGGCTGCTGGGCTGAGCGCTGTTCTGACGGCTTCCGCTGCCGCGCACAATGGCATCTTCCGTGGTAAGAACTTGGGTTCTGCTCCCACGGAGGCACAGCTGGCAGCCATCAAGGCGGGTACCTTTGACGACCTGTACGTTGGTGACTACTGGTCCAATGGCGGCGTGAGCTATCGCATTGGCGGTTTTGACTACTACCTGCAGTGCGGCGATACCAGCTTCGGAAGCCATCATGCAGTCATCGTGCCGGATACCCAGCTGTATACCCACAAGATGAACGCAACCAATACGACTGAGGGCGGCTATGTCAACAGCCTGATGCGTCTGGAAGGTCTGGCACAGGCCAAGGAAAAGGCGGTTGCAGTGTTTGGTGCAGACCATGTGCTGACCCATCGTGTCTACCTGACCAATGCTGTGACCAACGGTAAGCCTTCTGGCGGTGCATGGTTCGATAGTGATGTGGAGCTGATGAACGAGAACATGGTCTACGGCAGCCATATCTTTGCTCCTGCCTGCGATGGCAGCACGATTCCCACGAACTATACAGTGGAGAAGAGCCAGCTGCCCCTGTTCCAGCTTGCACCGCATCTGATCTCGAACCGCCAGTGGTTCTGGCTGCGGGATGTTGTTTCGTCTGCGTGCTTCGCGGATGTGGGCGACGGCGGTCGTGCGGACTACTACGGCGCTTCGAGTGAGGCTGGCGTTCGTCCCGCTTTCGTCATCGGCTGATCAACCATCAGGCGGCCTTGTGCCGCCGTTATTTTTTGTTTGAAAGAAGGATTTTTGCGTGTCTAATATTCCTAAAAGTAGGAGAAAAGCGACCTCATTGGATGCTTTGGCACTGGCCCAGAATATTCGCTCTGAAATTACAACGGAGTTGATGCTGACTTTTGGGTACAGCGAAAAACGGCTGGAACAGCATATCCGTAAAGTCACAGATTATATTCAGGACGATGCACTGCGGGAACGAGCTGCAGCTCAACTTCGGGAGACTAATCAGGACTTTAGTATGTGGTTTATTGAGAAAGAGCGGGACGAGGTTCTGAGGCTTTCTCGTGGAATATCGGCACACCTTCGGGCAGCTAATACGATCAGTCCTGTCAATATGAGTGAGTTTGAGGAGCGCAGACTGCAACTGGACAAAGCGCTGGAATGTTGCAATGTGCTTCAGGACGAACTGAACTATATTGCAAAAGTTCTGCCTGCTGACAAAAACAAATACACGCGCATTGTATTGAAGCTTGAGAAAGACTTCAACCTCATTAAAAAATTGCGGCAATCTGATAACGGGCGTTTCCTACCGCACATTCAGGCAGCCGCAAAGTCCGAATAACAACAATTGGGTAGCCTTTGAAAAGTTTCGTCTACGTACTTCGCGAATGTGAACAACAACGGTAATGCGAACTACAACAACGCTTCGAATGAGAATGGCGTTCGTCCCGATTTCACATCCGTGCATTATGGACAGGATTCCCTGCACGGCAATGGGAAAGGAAAGGCTATCCGTTCGGGAGATAACCCGATGAATGATAACTGTGACGGTTCCGGTTACGACCGATGAACTTACAGCGCAGTTTATGAGGCAAAATGAATCCTTATTACGACACAAACGTTCTCTATGATGCGGGAGACCGCGCAATGAATGGCTCCCAGTTTAAGTATGCTTCGAAACTTTATAAGTTGAATCAGCTTCTCATCACAGCAAAATTACAGAAGGCACTTCAAAATGGAACTTACCATCCGAAAGGGAGTATGAAGTTCCGATATCGTGAGCGAGGAAAGGAACGCCTCATTTCCAGCATCGTGACCCCTGACAAGGCGGTGAATCATGTAATTTGTGACGAGGTGCTGACTCCATATCTACAAAAGTTTCTACAGTACGACAATTCGGCATCTCAGAAGGGGAAAGGCGTAGCATTTCATCGAAGGCGTTTTGAAAATGACCTGCGTAACTACTACCGCGAAGAAGGTACGAATGAAGGGTATGTGCTTTTTATCGACTTCAGCGGGTACTATGCGAACATTCAGCATGAACCGTGTAAGGCGGTGCTTCATGAGCTACTCGAAAAGAGCGGTCTACGTGATGAACTTCGGCTTATCACCGAGGACTTGATGGATGAGATTTTCAAGACGTTCGAGATGGATGTCAGCCGATTCTCGGACGAGGACATTGAAGCCATGATGAATGGCAAGGTTGACCCTTTTATGAACATGGGCGTGCCGAAAGAGCTTTTGACCGGTGAAAAGATGCTGGCAAAGGGAGCCGATATTGGCAACCAGCTGGCGCAAAACATTGGTATCACATTTCCTTACCGAATCGATAACTACTGTAAAATTGTCTGCGGCATGAAGCATCAAGGCCGCTATTCTGACGATATGCATATCATCCATCGGAGCAAAGAAGTGCTTCTGAAGGTTTTAGAGGGTATCAAGACAATCGCGGCAGAGTACGGGCTGATTCTCAATGAGAAAAAGACGCACATCTGCAAGCTTTCTGGCGACTACCGTTACCTTCAGGTAAAGTACACGTTGCTTCAAAATGGAATCGTTGTTCGGCGGATTCACCCAAAAGCAATCACAAGAGAACGCCGTAAACTAAAGGCTTATAAGCGCCTGCTGGACAAAGGAATCGTAACCATGGAAGAAATTGATGGTTATTTTCGCTCCTGGCTCAGTGGGAACTACAAGTATATGAGCCGCGACCAAATCTATAAGATGAACAGCCTGTACGTGAAGCTGTTCGGAAGGAGTGTAACATGGAAGAAAGGGCATGGAAGGTTACGTTGGCTGATGGCACATCCCTCGGCAGCCTGAAGCTGAACGGTAACAACTTCATCAGCACCACTGAAGTCACCAAAGAGATGTTCGAGGACAATCTGACAGAAGTGACCATCGAGGGCGGTGACACCATCGAGAAGCATGAGAACATGGAACTGGTGCAGATCAGCAAGATGGGCGAAGAGTGGTGGTTCATCCTGCGGGATATTCCGGCAGAGGAGCTGGAGCAGATGGCTCTGAAGGCGCAGCTGGACTATCTGAGCATGATGGTTGACCCCGAGTTGTAAGGAGGAGTTCAAAATGGCAAATCACAGCAAGAAGTTCAACGATGTGCGTTCCTACTACAAGTATCACATGTGGAAGAAGCGGCAGGTCGTGAATGCCGTGAAACAGGGCTGGATCACGGAGTACGAGTACGAGGAGATCACCGGCGAAAGCTATCCCGTACAGAAAGAGGAAGAAGCAGCCGTGGCAGCCGCGCCGGTTACTGAGACGCCTCAGGTTCCTGTTACGGCGGAGACCAAGGGTGGCACCGAAGATGCAAGCGAGGGAGCAGATGTGACCTCCGAGGAATAAGGAGGGCATATGAGCATCGAAGCATATTCTCTTCTGAAGAACGGCAACCTGAAGCTCTCGGAACACTTCAAAGTCCGGGAGTTTTATTGTCGAGACGGCTCTGACCCGATTTTCGTGGATACAGAGCTTGTGGAGATTCTGGAGAAGATTCGTACCCACTTCAACAAGCCTGTGACCATCACGAGTGCATTCCGCACGGCAAGTTGGAACGCTAAACAGAAGAATGCCGCCAAGTACAGCCAGCACCTCTATGGCAAGGCGGCGGACATTCAGGTGCAGGGCATCAGCGTGGAGCAGGTGTATGCCTATGCGGACAAGTTGCTTGCGGGCAGGGGAGGTGTTGGCATCTATCCTCCCGGCCTTGGAAGGGCGAACGGCTGGGTGCACGTAGACGTGCGCAAAGAAAAGAGCCGGTGGAGGGGGTGATGCCAATGGAGACCATCCTTTCCGCCATCATTGCCGGAGCGGTGACGCTAATCGGCGTATTGATCGCAAATTCAAAATCCAATGCGGTCATGGAGTACAAGATCGAGGAACTGACCCGCGAAGTACGTAAGCACAACGGCTTTGCGGAGAAGATCCCTGTGATCCAAAGAGATATTCAGGTACTTAATCATCGGGTGTCTGATATCGAAACATACGAACACGAAAGGAGCTAACACTATGAACTTCAATATTACTGCGGGTACCATTGCACGAACTGCTGTTCTGCTGCTGGCGCTTACCAATCAGCTGCTGAGCGCCATGGGCAAGAGCCCGCTGCCCATTGAGAGTGCTACCGTGGAGCAGTTGGTGACGGCAGGCATCACGACCATCGCGGCCCTCATCGCTTGGTGGAAGAACAACTCCTTCACCAAGGAGGCCATTGCGGCAGATGCTGAGTACGACCGGCTGCGCAAACAGAACGGGAAGTGATTGATATTTGAGGCGGGAGGAAAAAAGCGAGCGATATCCTGACTGAATGTTTTTCTCCGGCTGCCTGAAATAGTTTCATCTGACACTCATCGTTGACCCGATAGGTCTGTTTTAGATTGGAGTGGCCGGTAAGATGAAGAAAGACCCTGTGATATTTATGCTGGTCCTCTAGGGCTGCCATGAAAATTGCAGGGTCTTTTATTTTTGCCCTAGAAAATGTTGCAATTTGAGCGTAGAAGTCGTATACTGGCAGCATAATGAATCATTTGCACGCACACCGATAAATACAGAGATTTTTGACTGAATTTATTGCCTACCTATTATATATCAGTTCCTGCGGGATGCCATCCTGCTCACCATGAACGAGCCGGAGTATATCAACGCCGTGACAAAACGCCTGTACCCGGAAATCGCCAAGAAAAACGGTACCACCGCCAGCCGTGTGGAGCGCGCCATCCGCCACGCTATCGAGGTTGCATGGGACAGGGGAGACGTGGATACCCTCAATAGCTACTTCGGCTATACCATCCATAACCTGCGCGGCAAACCCACCAACTCGGAGTTCATTGCGATGATAGCTGATAAGATGCGGCTGGATAAACGGCAGCGGGTGGGGTAACATCTGCAAATTGAAAATACGGCCGATTTGAGCGCTGCTTTTGAAAAGCGTGATAAAAACTAAATTAACAGAAGAGCCGCAGTTGGGGATTTTCTTCCCAGCTGCGGCTCTTTTGATATGAATAAACGTATTACGGCTCGATTTTGATTTTATCTTTGGCATATTCCAACGCAAGGCCAATAAGCTCGTTTCGAGAACGGTTCGTCTTTTGCGCTAAATCGTCGTAAAAGTCAACAATGGATTTGTCTACCCGAATCGTGAACATAACAGGTTCAGTGCGTTTTGTTATTTTGAGCTCTTCCATAATCATCACCCTACTTCTATTATGATGTACAGAACGATAGAAAGAAATGTTACAATAATGTTTACAATTAAACATAAAATGGTATAATTAAAAAGAGCGCCAAAGAAGGAGGATTGTACAATGGAGTACCACTTTACGGGAAAAGGCGATTCACCGGATTTCACCTTTATTGCAGACGGCATCATTGATGGAAGCGGAAAGGTCATTTCTTATTCAGCAATTAAGAGCATAAAGGTAAAGCGAAGAGGAAATAAAGCAGTATTGGTGATCATGGTAGAAGAGAATGATACAAAAGTTGAATACGGCTATTCTGTTGCCCCAAAGGATGAGGAAAGCCTTAAAAAAGCAGTAGCTGATATTGAGGCATGCTACATAAAGAAACAAAAAGGAAAACGTTTACTAAATTGGAAAATTATAGGTGTGACGGCAGCGATCTTTTTGCTGGTATGCGGTGGTGGTCTCGGTTGGTATGCGAATAATAGTAGAGAATTAGCCGACAGCGAAAAAACAGCCGATAGTGAAATTACTTCGTCGCAAAAAGGCAGCGTGGATAACGAACCTCGAATTGAGTTTGAAGAAACAGAAACCACGAAAAGAACAGATACAATCTATAATTGTCCAGAATACACCGTATACCCTACAAACATCAATGCAGATAAGATTGTATGGACAACAACGGATGAATCTGTTGCGAAAGTTGAAAATGGAATGTTATATGCTGGAAAAGAGGGAACGGCGCAAATAACTGCAACGATTGATGGTAATATAAGCGCGTCTATGACTGTAAACGTCAAAAGCAAGGCTAAGAAAACTTCAACTTCATCGTATAACAGTTCAAACGATGAAAATAGTTTGACATACAGTTCGAGACCCGGTTGGATTACAGGCGGTCCCGGTGCTGGCTCTACGGGAAAGGTCTCTGGTAAATCTTCTAATCAAGAATATCAAAATGCGCTAACAAAAGGTTTGTCATATGCTAAAAATCTTCATATGTCGAAGAAAGGTGTTTATGACCAACTGACTTCCTCTTATGGTGAAGGTTTCTCTGCGGATGCTGCACAATATGCTATTGATAATATGACGGGCGTAGACTGGAATGCGAATGCCCTCGAAAAGCAAAGCAATATTATTATAATATGTCGATGTCCAAAAGCGCAGTTTATGACCAGCTTACTTCTGAATACGGTGAACAGTTTACCGCCGAAGAAGCCGATTACGCTATACAGAATTTAGACTAAAATAAAAAACCGCCCCGGTGCGCCAACACCAGGACGGCTCAGTAACATTCCGAAGAATGATACCAGTTCGACAAAACATATTGTATCATCTTCGGAAACGTCAGACAAGCAGAACGTTTGTTTTGGCGTTTTTTCTTATATTCAAAATTGAAAACTTAAAGAAGGTGATATTATGTCAGCACTTAAAAACGGTGCTCTCTACATCCGCGTCAGCACCGCGGATCAGACCGAACTCTCTCCGGATGCGCAGCAGCGTCTGCTCCTGGACTACGCGAAGAAGAATGGGATTGTCATCGCAAAAGAGTTCATCTTCGAGGAATCTGTCTCCGGCCGGCATGCGGACCGGCGGCCGAAGTTTCAGGAGATGATCGCCCTTGCGAAGCAGGACTCCCACCCGATCGACGTGATCCTGGTCTGGAAATACAGCCGTTTCGCGCGCAACCAGGAGGAATCCATTGTCTACAAGTCGCTCCTCAAAAAGAATAATATTGATGTAATCAGCATCTCCGAGCCGCTGATCGACGGCCCGTTTGGCACGCTGATCGAACGGATCATTGAATGGATGGACGAATACTACTCTATCCGCCTTTCCGGCGAAGTGATCCGTGGCATGAAGGAAAAAGCCTTAAAGCACGGCTATCAGACATCTCCCTGCCTGGGTTACGATGCAGCCGGCAGCGGAAAGCCATTTGTGATCAACGAAGCAGAATACAGCATTGTGAAGTTCATCATGGATCAGTACGATCTGGAAAATCACGATCCCACTGCAATCGCCCGAAGCTGTAACGAACTGGGATATCACACCAAACGCGGCAATCTCATGGAACGCCGATCGGTGGAGCGGATTCTTCGGAATCCCTTTTATGCCGGCACTGTGATCTGGAACGGGATATCGTTCGAAGGTGCGCACGAAGCCAGGCTTGACCGGGAACGTTTCAACAACCGGATTAAACGCATGGACGCCCGACGGAGAACCCCGAAGAGCCGGAACCCGTCCGCCTGCAAGCACTGGCTGTCAGGGCTCTTAAAATGCCCCGTCTGCGGCGCTACGATGACGGTAACGGCCGGGAGCACATCTTGTCCGTACTTTCAATGCTGGAAATATGCAAAAGGCTTCCATAAAGGCTCCAACTCGATCACAGTTGCCAAAGCAGAGCGGACCGTCTACCATTACTTCGATGATATCCTTGCCGGTGCGGACTTCTCCTTCGCAGTCCGCGATCGAAAGCAGGAGCAGGAAGACGATGAAACCATCCAGCGGCTGCAGCAGGCTCTGGCACACCTGTCCGTCCGGGAATCCCGTGTGAAAATGGCATTTGAAAACGGAATTGATACACTGGAGGAATACGGTGCCAACAAAAAAAGGCTCGCCGAAGAACGGCAGAGCCTGCAGGAAGAACTGGACCGCGTGCTTACGCCCGCCGCCCAGCCGGAAACAATCTCGAAAGAAGATTTCCGGAAAGAGATAAAAAACATCAATGATATTCTGAAAAATCCAGAGGAGCCGGCCGAGAAGAA